TTAAATAAATTAGCATCCATAGGTTTTGGCGAGGGTTCCAGAAATAATGCATTATTTAATGTAGCAGTTTATTATAAACAATCTAATCCAGATACTTGGGAAGATGAAATTGTAAAAGCTAATTCTAAATATATGGAACCACCTCTAAGTAATAGTGAGGTTCAACAATTAATTAAGTCAGTAAACAGAAAAGGTTATGACAAGTATAGATGTAAAGATGCACCTATCAATGCAGTATGTCAGGCAGGACTTTGTAGAACAAAAAAATTTGGTGTAGGATTTGGTGAGGAAGAGATGCCTGTACTTGGAAGTCTTACAAAATATACATCAACACCACCGCAATGGTTTTTAAATGTAGACAAAACTAGAATAGAATTAAAAACAGAACAGTTATATAGCCCGCCTCTGTTTGCACTAGCATGTCTTGACCAAGCTAATTTAATAGTACCTGTACCAAAACCTAAAGATTGGAAACAACATTTTTTAAAACCTATGATGCAAAACTTGCAAGAGGTAGAACCATTAGAGTCTTTAAATCCCATGAATGAAATTACAGGACTCTTGCAGGACTGGACAACTAACAGGCAGTCAGCGAGGACCTTAGATGATGTTCTTAACAAACTTCCATTTACAGAAGGTGGATTTACTTATTTTAGAATGGAAGATTTTTATGCATTTCTTAAAAAAAATAATTGGGACATGGATAAAATTAAAACAGGTAATTTAATTAAAAGATTAGAAGATATATTTATTGAAGAAACAAGACTAAGAATTAAGCAACAACAGCCGAGAGTTGTTAAAATTAAAACTATGAAAAAATTAGAAGCTTCGGTTTCTAAAGTAGAGTATCAACAGGATGATTTTTAATGAGAGTAGACGCTTACATGGATTTATTAACTATAACATTTTGGACTGCTTTATATATTTGGAGTACATTTTTATGAATTATAAGATAGGAATAAATTGGCATCTTAGATTTAGATTGATAATAGGAGAACTACGACATCAATTAGAAGACCAAAGTGCATATATAAGACAACTAGAAAAGAAAGTAAAAAAATATGAAAACAATAATATTAGGCCCACCGGGAACAGGGAAAACAACAACGTTGTTAAACTTAGTGGACGAGTTCATCCAACAGGGGATTAGACCTCGACAAATTGGGTATTTTTCGTTTACTAAAAAAGCAGCAACAGAAGCTGCAGATCGTGCAACAGAAAAATTTGGATTAGATAAAGAGAATGATTTACCTTTCTTTAGGACGCTACACTCGTACGCTTTTAATCAATTAGGTATGACTAAAGAAAAAATGATGAAGACAGAAGACTATAGAGAATTTGGGCAAAAATGTGGAATACCTATTAAGACCGCTAAGTACTCAGTAGAAGATGGCACATTTAATTCAGATAACGAGTACTTAACTATTATAAATACAGCCGCAGTTAAAAGAATGGACTTACTGGAGTATTATGATTCTAGAAAAAATATTATAGATATAGAGCGAAACACATTATTTTTATTAGCAGAAGAATTACAAAGATTTAAAAAAGAAAAAAACTTAAAAGATTTTAATGATTTGATAGAGGACTTTATTAAAAAAAAAACTCTTAATAAGTTTGAAGTATTATTTATAGATGAAGCACAGGACTTATCCCTATTACAATGGGAGATGGTAAGAAAGATTTGGTCAAAAGCTGAGAAAACTTACATAGCAGGTGATGATGATCAAGCTATATTTAAATGGGCCGGTGCGGACGTAGATCACTTCATAGCTTTAAAAGAAGAGGTTAATGATATTAAAGTATTAGATCAATCTTATCGTATACCAGGTGGACCTATACATGAACTTTCTCAAAATATTATAAACAAAGTACAGAATAGATTTGAAAAAAAATATAAGCCTAGAGATGAAATAGGATTATTAAAAAGATATTCTGATATAACACAGGTAGATATGAGTACTGGTAACTGGCTAGTATTATCTTCTGCAAATTATTTTCTAGATGATGCCAAAGACTTATGTGAAATTCAAGGATGGTATTATCAATATAAAGGTATGAATTCCGTACCATTAAAACTATTGCTTGCATTAAATAACTGGGAGTCATGGCGTAAAGGTGAATTTTTAAATCACTTAGAGATTAAAAACATATATCAATATTTAGGATCTAATGTTTTAGTAGGGTTTCAAAAAGGTAAAACTTTGAATTCGGACGCGAAGTATACACTAAAAGAGTGTCAAGAACAATATGGTTTAATAACATCTGATGTTTGGTATAAATCTTTTGAAGGTTTAGACCCAATGACGGAAACTTATATTCGTAACATGAGGGCGAATGGTGAGATGATAAATAAAAATCCTCGTATAAAAATGTCAACTATACACGCAGCAAAAGGAGGAGAAGCCGACAACGTTTTATTATTACAGGACCTAACAGGTGCAGCACTAGAAACTTTTAGTCATGATCCGGATGAATTACATAGATTGTTTTACACTGGCGCGACGAGAGCGAAGCGTGAACTGCATTTATTAGATCCTAAAAACTTTGATCGTGCTTATATAATATGAAAAAAATAAATAAAATATATGAAGAACTAAAGAAAAAAGGAGTTGTTAATGACGATGTTAAAGTTAGCGAATTAGAGTCAATGTTTAAACAAGTAGGTGGTACACATTATATGTATATGGCCATACAACCTGCTGAATTTATTAACAAAAATAAGTTGCTTTTTGCAGAAGGCAACGCTATAAAATACATATGTAGGCACTCAAGCAAGGGTGGTATACAAGATATAGATAAAGCAATACATTATCTAGAAATGGTGAAAGATAGAGATTATAAATGAGAAGAACCCAAATGCCTTTGTTTGCACCCGAAACTGAATGGGTTGCACCTGAAGAGTTAAAAGATTTATCCGGTTACAAAGAAGTTGCTATTGATTTAGAAACTTATGATCCACATTTAATGACTCAAGGGTCCGGTAGTGTTGTTGGAAAAGGGCATATTGCCGGCGTTGCGGTGGCCGTAGACGGCTGGTCTGGCTATTATGCTATTGGACACGAGGGTGGTGGAAATATGGACAGAAAACTCGTCTTAGAGTGGGTTCAAGAATTAGTTAATCAAGAGAAAACTACCTTTATATTTCACAATGCTATGTATGATGTTTGTTGGCTAAGGGCTGCAGGTATTAAAATTAGAGGTAAGATAGTTGACACTATGATTGCAGCATCTTTGATTGATGAGAACAGAATGTCTTATGCATTAAATACTCTAGCTAAATTTTACGTAGGTTTAGGTAAAGATGAAAAAGTACTGCAAGAAGCAGCTAAAAGTTATGATCTTAATCCGAAGGCAGATATGTGGAAATTACCTGCAATGTATGTAGGAGAATATGCGGAACGTGATGCTGAAGCTACTTTAAAGTTATGGCAAAGATTAACTGTAGAACTACATAACCAAGAACTTATGGATGTATTTAATTTGGAAACTAAATTATTTCCATGTCTAGTTGATATGAGATTTAAAGGTGTAAGAGTTAATTTAGAACATGCAGCTAATTTAAAGAAAAATTTAATAATTAGAGAGAACAAAATTCTTAGTAAAATCAAAAAGTTAACAGGTATTGACATAGAAATACATGCAGCTCGATCTATAGCTAAAGCTTTTGACAAATTAAAATTACCCTACGACAGAACAGAAAAAAGTAATGAGCCTAGCTTTACAAAAAACTTTTTACAAAACCATCCGCACGAGTTAGCTCGTTCTATTGCTGATGCTAGAGAGATCAACAAAGCGCACACAACTTTTATAGATTCTATTACCAAGCATTCTGCTAAAGGTAGAATTCATGCAGACATAAATCAAATACGATCAGACCAAGGTGGAACTGTTACTGGTAGATTCTCTATGAGTAATCCAAACTTACAGCAAATTCCAGCGAGGCATCCGGAGATTGGACCGATGATTAGATCTATATTTATTCCAGAAGAAAAAACAACATGGGGATCATTTGATTACTCACAACAAGAACCTAGAATTTTAGTGCACTATGCAAAGTTACAAAATTTAGAAGGTGTTGATGAAATTGTTAATGCTTATAATAATGGTAATGCAGACTTTCACCAGGTAGTAGCAGATATGGCAGGGATTGAGCGTAAGCAAGCTAAGACTATTAACTTAGGACTTATGTATGGTATGGGTAAAAATAAATTAATGTCAGAACTTGGTCTACAAAAAGAATCTGCTGAAAAATTAATTAGGCAGTATCACACAAAAGCCCCCTTTGTTAAAAAACTTATGGACAACGTAACTCGTAAAGCAGAAGACAGAGGTAAAATTAGGACTTTAGGAGGTAGAGCCTGTCATTTTGATTTATGGCAACCTACACAGTTTGGTATCTTTAAACCTTTACCTTTAGAACAAGCTAGAAAAGAATATGATGAACCATTAAAACGTGCGTTTACTTACAAAGCATTAAACAAATTAATACAAGGATCGGCAGCAGATATGACAAAGAAAAGTATGGTAGCATTGTATGAAAATGGTATAGTACCACATATACAAATTCATGATGAAGTTGATATTTCTGTGGAATCTGATAAACAAGCAGAACAAATAATTGAAATTATGGAGTCCGCTGTGGAATTAAAAGTACCAAACAAAGTTGACTACGAATCAGGTACTAACTGGGGTGAAATCAAGTAATGGCTTATCTTAATGCCAACATTCCCACAACTTATGCACAAATACGAAGGGAGTATTTATATGACTGTAAAAAACATCACGGAGAAGTTCAAGACTGTATTATTTTTGGCATTACCAGCATGGGTGGCCGTGCAATATTATTTCATGCTCTTATGGAAAACGGCGCAATATTCTATCGCCTGCCTATTAGCGCATTTATCCAACGTGGCTACGAAGTCAAAGATGTACCAATCAGACGATTGGATGAATTGGAGCTTTGGAATTCTTTTAGCTATCATCCTGCTGTTACTAGTTGGGCTATTTTAAGCGCAGCCTCAGGAAAATATATTGGTAAAGATAAAAAATGGCATCATGGTGCATATCTTTTTACAGTTGACTGGGCTCACCCAGATGCTAATATACTAGATACTGATCATTCAGAAATTCCACACGAACATAAGTGTGCACACATCATGGCGTTAGATGATGGAAATTATGCGGCACAACCCAATAACAGATGTATATGGGACTTGCCTTCTTTTACTATTAAAAATGATATTCCAGATTGGAAAGTACAAAACAACGAATGGAATGTAGAGGACACTGGAGCATGGAAGACTGAAGACACCGATAATTTCTTTTATGAGATTGAGGAAAAAAAATGAGGTATTTAAATTATGAACATTGCAGAGTTATTCAAAAAGAATTTTGTATTAATACCTGTCATAGCATCTGTTCTCTTCGGGACGTTCACTGGCGTTAAGTATATTGTTAATCTAACAGACACAATCAATGCTAATCAAGCAGAACTTATAAATCTTAAACGAGATTTAAATGTAGCGCAGGAAAAAATTACAGATCAAAACACAAGGCTAACCTCTGCAGAGTCCACTTGGCAGATGGCGGAAAATTTATACAGACAATTAGCAGATGAAGTTAGAGAACACAGCTACGATATTAAAGATTTAAATAGGTAATGTATGGAGGTTCTCAGGATGAATTACAAATTTACTGCACTACTAATTATAATGTTTATATGTTTAACTTTGTTTGCAAAACCTGCATATCCAAGAAACGATTATTTAACTAATGGAACCAACTCATGCAGAACTGGTGAAGTCGATGTTAGAATCGAAACAGAA